GGGTTTACAGATACTCTCTGATGATGTATTTGAAGCCGCTAAACTTTAAACAATTGTTGAGTTTGCGGTGGATACTTCTGAACTCAGAGGGCGCTGAGGGTGTTTTTAAGGCACCACGGGACTGGAGAACCTCCGTAAAGAGGACCTTAAGTTCTTGTCTTAAAACCCGAATGTCCATAGAAACCTTGTCCTTACGGTCAGGGTCTAGATAGGATGTCGGGACCTTCAAATTGAACCACTCTTCCGGACCTTCCACTAAGGAAAGTCTCGATTTAAGAGACTCAATCTTTTGAAGAGTCACTGTAGGCCTTTTGTAAGCCCCCGGGATACGTTTTAAAGTATTGAGGGATTCAACAGACGCCTCAAGGCTAATTATTTCGGAGTTAATCTCCTTCCACAATTTCGCCTCATCATCCACCGATCTTCGGTAAGATGGTATAGGGGAATCTGAATCAACAACCGAAAGGTATCCTAACGATTCCCTCTCGGCAGAGGTCCACTCACGTGAGTTCATGAACCTAAAAGGTCTGAGCAGTGGCAGCGTGGAAATTAGACGTGAAAGCTCCTCATCGGAGAACACGTACCACACTATCGTTTCTGACAGATCGTTTACTACGCGATCAATCAGGTTCTTCAGCTCTTTTGAAGCATCTGAACGAACCACCATCAAAGTTTTCTTCAATGGGAGGTAAAACGACTGATCTACCCGAGATTCGACACCCAGAAATAATTCTGGATACTCGAGAGAAGGGGACTTAAACGAGACAGACTTACAGCTCAAAAAGAATTTCAATTCCGAATCAAGCCTTGGGTCGCTCATTCGCGCACCGAGGAGACGAATAACAGAATCCTTCGTCAATTTACCATTGACAATAGGGTTGTCCCTCGACCGTGGGAGATTTTCCAATATCTCCGTACGCAACAGGTCATCCTTTATAAAGGATTGGTAATTAAACTGATTCGCAATTGGAAACCTACCGGGAGCCACAGCGATTTCTGCATGAACCCGATATCCCGCACCTTCAGCATAAAAACTGGAAGTGTAGGACTTCGCTTTGTTTATGGAGCAACCAATAAGCTCCATAATACGAACATACTCAGTGGCTACGGCTGAATCAGCTATAGCAATGTCATCACCAAGTAGGGCATAACAAGGAGGCCGTTTCAGGCGCTTGAAAATACCCCGCACGATGGCATGGTGTGCCAAAGCGTACATGTTGAACGAAGGATAAACGCCTAACGGCTGACCCCTTTCCCAACTTATGCAGCGGTCATGATCAGCAAGTATAGACGCGGACTCAGGAACGCGATAAGGGCGCCCCGATAACTCGGAGAACTCTTCCACTGCCTGAGATGGTAAACCAAGGAGGATCGCGACCAACGTAATAATATCACGCGGGAACAAATCCGTCGCTTGGGATTGATCGATGGACGACACTGTCTTATTTTCTTGAAGACAGCGTAGGAGAAATTTTTTAAATTTCTCTTGATCATACGTACAATCCTCCGGAACCTTCCGAAGGACTTCCCTGGACATCAAGAACAGGGGATACGTTAACCATCGTGTGTGCAACGAGGGGGCCGCAAACAAACGTGCCTTACCTCCTGGCTCAGGTGTTATACCTATGTTGCCAGCAATCTTTGGTGCACACCAGTCCTGGGTTGTTACACCCATCCAACTGGGATCCTCAAACGGGCTGTAAGGCTCCGCATGAGTTTCCAACAAAGAGCGAAATGGTGTGCGCCAAGCGTACATCACTTCGTCTAAGAATTCGTCACCGTCTAGGTCGAACGAACTCCTCCCCATTTCAAAGATGGAGGGGGATGCCACAGATCTGGGACCAGTATATCCAAGCATAGTTGACACACCATCTCTGAGAAGAGAGGAGATCAATTCTTTTGGATACGCTGTTTTGGTGGACCTAATTGAGTTGCGAAGCTTAATCAGGTCTTCCCGGTTCAACCTATCGGGTTTAATCCCTTTAGGAAGAGCAGTGAGACGTAACAATAAAGTTCGCCCCTGCACACTGCTTAGGTCAATCTTGTTAAGGATTGGCCACAAGATTCTTGGGAGACCGCCTTTTTGGGCGACCCAGTCTTTCTTGTTGCGGTCTGTCACGTTCAGAAGAGCTTTTAACTGCTCCGAAACGGACTTTAAATATTTAATTGTCCAGAACTCACCAGATC